ACTAGGTGATCGTTCAGAAAGAATACAACGCAATAAATTTACCGTAGTAGTTGGAACTGATTCGGTGTATGTTCAAGGTTCGGTAAAAATGTATGTTGATGGTGACTATGATTTGAATGTTACAGGTGATATTAGAATAAACGGTAAAACCGTCAACATTAATAAAGGAACGATGGGTGCTGCTCGTATTGGTGACACTGCTGATACTGGTGATCAGGGCACTGGAAGTGAAAAAGATGTGAACTCGGCAGGAACTAATGTAATTGAGACTGGTTCTGGCACAGTGTTCATTGGAGACTAAGATAAATAAAACATGTCAACAACAATAACGTCAAACGAACCAAGAATTATTACAGAAAGGTCATTTAAAGACCTTGATCTGAACTTTACTCCACATCCAATTAAAAAAGATGTGAGTATGCATTATAATGAAAAGGCAGTAATCAATGCTGTCAAGAATTTGGTTTCTACCAATTTTTATGAGAAGCCATTTCAACCAGACTTTGGAGCAGGAATTAGAGGTTTATTATTTGAACCAGTTGATTCCGTTTTTGGTGCTTCGATTGAACGCAAATTGTCTGAAGCGATAAGCAACTATGAACCTAGAGTAGCAATTGAATCTATTACTGCAATACCAGCACCAGATGAGAATGGATACAAAGTTAGAATGGTGTTTTTCATCGTCAACTCCCCAAATCCAGTAACGATTAACTTCTTTTTAGAGCGTATAAGATAACATGACAGACCGTCTAAGAGTAACTGAACTTGATTTTGATCAGATCAAGCAGAATCTAAAAACATTTTTACAAGCACAATCTGAGTTTACAGACTATGATTTTGAAGGTTCTGGTCTGAATATTTTGTTGGATATTCTTGCTTACAATACTCATTATAACTCCTATTATCTAAACATGGTTGCTAATGAATCGTTTTTAGATACAGCACTGCTTCGTGATTCAGTTATTTCTCATGCTAAAGTTTTAGGTTATGTTCCATATTCACGTAAGGCTCCACGTGCAACTTTGAATTTTACTGTAGTAACAAATTCTACCACGCCAGCAACATTAACTATCCCAAAAGGATTTTCTTTCTTGTCTGATGAGATTGATGGTATTAGTTATAACTTTGTAACTCTTCAAGAAACGCTAGTAACAAAATCAAATACAAATTTTACATTCTTAGAATTACCTATACATGAAGGTCAGTTGGTAACATATAATTATACTTATGATCAATTAACAAATCCAAAACAAATATTTTCAGTTCCAGATGCTGGAGTAGATACTTCAACACTTACTTTGACGGTACAAGCATCCTCAACAAATACTGCTATTGAAACTTTTACATTAGCAACAGATTCTAGTAATGTCACAACATCTTCTCCAGTTTTTTATTTACAAGAAAATAGAGGTGAAAGATATGACATTTATTTTGGTAATAATGTAATTGGTAAATCTATAACGAATGGTAATATTGTATCGATGACATATTTGATTACGAATGGTGCTGCCGCCAATAAAGCAAATAATTTTGTGGCAACTGGAACATTAGCAGACTCGTTATTTAATTCGCAGACAAACTTTATAATCAGTCCTGTAGGTGAGGCATCTGGTGGTGCAGAACGAGAATCTGTAGATGAGATTAAATTCTCAGCACCCCTTCAGTTTACCACACAGAATCGTTTGGTCACATTTAAAGATTATGAATCATATATCAAGAAAAACTATCCTGCTATAGATTCGGTATCGGTGTGGGGTGGTGAGGATGAAACACCACCAACATATGGTCGTGTGTTTATTGCACTTAAACCAAAACAAAATTATTATTTGTCTGACGTTGAGAAACAAAGAATTATTGATGAAATTATTGCACCAAAAGCAGTAGTTGCTGTACAAACAATCATTCGTGATCCAGAATATTTGTATTTGTTGATTTCTTCTACTGTATCTTATGATCCAAAGAAAACTGTGCTAACTACTGATCAATTAAAAACGGGTATTCGTAACGCTATTTTGGCATACAAAGCAACATATCTTGATAAGTTTGATTCTAAATTTATTCTATCAAAAGTTCAAGATGTTATTGATGCTACTGATTCTAATTCTATTATTGGTTCTAAAGTTTCGGTTCGTTTGCAGAAAAGATTTAAACCTGTAACCTCACAATCTAAACCATACACTGTTTACTTTAATGTTCCACTTCGCCGTGGTACAATTAGTAACAAACTTTCTTCTACATTTTTCACAGTGGTCGATGCTGATGGTATGGATCAAATAGTTCAGTTTGATGAGATTCCACAATCATTTTCGGGTATCTCTGGTATAAGCGTGACTAATCCTGGACAAGGATTTACAAGTTCACCAACTATTACTATTACTGGTGATGGCACTGGAGCAAATGCAGTCGCAACTATTGTGAATGGTAGAGTTCAAAGTATTGAAGTGACAAATCGTGGTATTGATTATACACGTGCCACTATAACAATTTCTGGTGGTAGTGGATATGGTGCAACGGCAGAGGCTGTTATTGATGCCCGCACTGGTGAATTAAGAACTGTGTATTATGATAATAATGCACAACGGCAAGTTGTAGATGCTACTGCGGGTACAGTTGATTATGATGCTGGCATAGTCACTATTAATGATATCTACATAAAGTCAGTATCTTCAACTGATGATTATATTCGTTTGTCAATAGAATCTGAAAAGGGCATTATTGGCACAACTAAGAACACAATTGTTACCTTAGATGTGGATGATCCAACCGCAATTAGCACAACTTTAGAAACTGTATAATGTCATTAGATTTAAAAACATCCGTACTCATTAATCGTCAAGTTCCCGAATTCGTCAGGGATGAATATCCCACATTTGTTACTTTTCTAGAAGCCTATTATGAGTTTCTTGAGGGAACCGCAAATACTGGTATAACGTCAAATAATCTTGTATCAACCGCTAAAACACTTCGTGACATTCGTGATGTTGATTCGTCATTAGAAGATTTTCAAACAAACTTTTATAACACATATGCTCCACTAATACCTTTAGAAGTTCAAGCAAATAAAGAACTTTTATTCAAGCATCTTGTACCTTTGTATAAGTCAAAAGGTAGTGATGCATCATTCAAGTTATTATTTCAATTGCTTTTTGGTGTGGACATCGATGTTCTTTTGCCTAAAAATAATGTTTTAAAATCATCTAGCAGTAAATGGCAAATTGATAATAAACTTCGTATTAATCAAGACATTGCTTCAGTTTATACTGGTGATGGTGTAACAAAAACATTTACTTTAGCACAGATTGTTGGGTCTGATGATATCAGTGTGTTTGTAAATGATACTCTCCAAACATCAACGTTTTTCATTAATAAAGAATATCGTAAATTAAATTTTGTAACAGCACCAGCAAACAATTCAATTGTTCGTGTCGTATATAATAACTTTGATACCGATCTTTTAAGTAATCGTAAAGTTACTGGTATTAAATCTGGCGCAAGTGCAATTATTGAACAGGCAAATCGACGTATTATTTCAGACACGTTGAATCTGGGTTTACCTGTTGAATTGTTGATCAACACCAAATCATTAGATGGTGATTTTCTTAATGGTGAATCTGTAACAATACCAATTATTAATCCTGATGATCCGTATGGAAATACAATCAATATTCAAGCATCAACATTCTCGATTGTTAGACGATTCAATATCACTAATGGTGGTTTTAATTATCAAATAGGTGATCCAGTTATAGTTGCTGGTGGTAATGCTTCGGTAAATGCTGTTGGTTCAGTATCGTCTATTTTTAAAGGATTAATCGAAACTTCTTCCGTTTTACGTGGTGGTGCGGGATTTGCAAACCTTTCTCCAGTAGGTGTGTCTGGAAATGGTGATGTTACATTAACTATTGTTGTTGATGGTATTGATCAAACTGGAGTAAATTCTGCTAATAGTTTTATTGTATCGACAGATATTGTATCCCCTTATGAATCAACTGTGTTGAGTTCTGCAAATTATGCTTTTGCAAATTCGATTGCAGTAACAAGTCCAAATCTAAACACACGAATTGTTGATGTTCTTGGTTTTCAAACATTGTCTGTTGGTCCAATCACAAATGTAAAAGTTTTATTGACATCTGGTGCAACACCAACAACACCAACACTTGATGCTTTTGGTGCCCCTTATGGTCCAGTTCCATCTGCACTTCGTTCACCAAAAAGTTTAAGATCAGTTGGGCGTATTAGTGTTAGTAACACTGGTTCTGGTTATGCAATCGGAGATGAAATTATATTCGGAGTAAATCCACCAGGAACATATGGTGAGGCCGCCGCTGCTACAGTAGGAGCAATTAATTTGACTGGTGGTGTTGTGACGATTGGAATGGCAAATACACGAATTGTTGGAACTGCAACTGTTACTGCAACATCATCAGCAGTTGGTGGAACTGGAACAAGATTCTTAACTGATTTGCGTATTGGTGATAAAATTGATATTAACAATGAGTCACGGATCGTTTCATCTATCTCGGATAATTTAACATTATCTGTTACTTCACCATTCACATATTCAGCAGCAAATAAAAAGATTGGTGTATTTGGTAGACATCCTAAAGGCGGAATCAATTATACACAAAATAGTTTTCCTTCAGTAACAATATCATCCGCTGGTGGTGTTGGTGCTAATATCTCAATTGATTCTCTTGTTTCTGATGGTGAATCGTTACTTGCAACTGGTGCTGGTCAACCAGGACAAATTCTTTCAATACAAGTTTTAAATCCTGGTTCGGGATATGAATATATTCCTATTGTAACTATTTCTGGTGGTTCAGGAACGGCAACAGCAAATGCAGAAATTGAACGTTCTTATCTGAGTTCACCTGGACGTTGGACAACATCCGATTCTATTATATCATCGACAGAAAGAAAACTTGCTGGTCAAGATTACTACGTTGATTATTCATATGTTATATCTTCGCAAGTTGAATTCTATCGTTATAAGCAAATATTAAAAGATTTATTGCATCCTGTTGGTTTTGTGAAATATGCAGACTTCAATAAATCAAACACAATTGATTTAACAGATGTAAGTGTATCTACGATAAATGTTGCAACTGATGACCAGTTCTTAACAATCGCTGGCACAGTCAACGTTGGTAATGGTAGAATTGCTGTTACCGGCACAAACACAAAATTCAATTCTGCACTTTCCCGTGGTGTAATTACATCAGGTTCACGAATTGCAGTCAATGGTGAGATTCGTACAATCAACTCCGTTGTAAGCAATACATCGTTGTTGGTGTCATCTAATGTCAGCAATATCTGGATTGCAAATTCTGGTTCGGGTTATTCAAATGGGTTTTTAATATTTGCAAATGGTGGTGGAACAATAACAACCCTTTCAATCTTGAATACTGGTTCTGGATATGAAAGTGGCGATATTGTATTGTCAAATGCTGATGAAGCGATTCCTGCTGTTGCTACAGTAGTTGCAAATGGAACAGGACACTTACAAAGTGTCACATTGGTAAGTGGTGGATTGTATTCTGATGTTCCTATTGCACTGCCAGCAAGTAATCCACATAAAGTTCTTTATGCTAACTCTATTACTATCACAAATCCTGGTGCTGGTTATGCTAATGGTTTTTTGAGTTTTACTGGTGGTGCCCCCCTTCGTGATGCGAATGTGTCCGTAGAAGTATATAACTCTAACGGCGCAATTAGAACACTTACCGTTAATGATTCTGGTTTGTATGAAAGTGATCCAACTGTTGCAACACCAAATACAAATGCAAATGTTGTAATTGCTAATGTTTTCTCTTCCACAATTAATGTTGGTGGAGCACATTCCAACGGTATAATTATTTTCTCTGGTGGTGGTACTGCAAATCGTTCAGCACAAGTTTCGGTTGAAGTCTACTCGTCAAATGGTGCAGTTCGTAATTATAAAATTCTTGATTCTGGTTTATACACTTCTACACCAACTGCTGTATTGAATACAACTCCAAGATCAATCTCAACAATTGCGGCAAACACGGTTACACATAATGGTGTGTCGTTAGCAAATGGTAATCTTGTATTTACAGGTGGTAATCCAGTTATTGATGCAGTGGCAACCTATGAAGTTTATGCTTCTAATGGTGTCATTCGTAGTATAACTATTACTAATCCTGGACTATATCGAACAACTCCTACCGTAACTACAAATACTTTTGCCACATCTATTACCGAAGTCTTTGCTACTGATGGTGGCTCTGGGTATGCCAATGGTTA